CTCGACGCAGCGGTCGCGGGGGCGCGTCGTCGCGTCGTCGGTGACTTGTGGGCTTTCGGTCGTCGCGGCTCTTTTGCAGACATCTCGCCGCTTTGCGCCGTCGCCCTCGCCGCGTGGGGGCACGCGCAGACCGCAGGCCGCGAGCCTCAGATATTCGACCTTTGGGAGCAAGATGACGAGAACGAATGAGGCGCTCGCTCGCGCGTGGCGTGCCGCGTTCACCCGTGAGCGGGTCACGACGGCGCTGGAGTTGCTTGGCGCGTCGGTCATCGTCGCCGGGTGCTTCACCCTGTTCGGACTCGGAGTCGCGCTCCTGGCTCTCGGTGTCGCTCTGCTGGTCATCGGCTTCCTGGCGGGTGCGGCATGAGCCTCCTCCGTCGTGGAATCGAAGCGCGAGGCGACTACCCGGCCTTCAATTCGTCCGTCAACCCGCTCAACCTGTACTACGGCCAGGTATCCATGTCGTCCCTTGCGGGCGAGCGGGTGGACGAGGTCACGGCGCTTGGCGTTTCGTCGGTGCTGTCGTGCGTCAGTCTGCTGGCCGACTCCGTCGCGATGCTGGACTTGATCGCGTTCGACTCGGTCGGCAATCGCATCGAACTGCCGCAGGCGCTGTCGGATCCTGACCCGCAGGAGTCGACGCCATACGAATACAAGCACAGCACCATCGCGACGACCGCGATGCACGGCAACTCGTACACGTTCCTCTCCCGAGATCGGCGTGGCAACGTCATCGGTCTGACTCCTCTACACCCGTACCAGATGACGGTGCAGGCCAGCAAGAACTACACGGGCCGCGCTTACCTGCACCTGGGCAAGGAGATCCCGCGCGAGGACTTGCTCGTCATGCGCTGGTACACGCCGCCGCAGGCGCTCGTCGGCATCTCGCCGCTGTCGATGCAGCGCACGATGATCGGTCTCGCGATGGCCATGGACCGCTACCTCGCTCAGTGGTACGCCAACGGCGCGACTCCGTCCAGCGTGCTGGAGACGGACCAGCAACTGACGAAGGAGGCCATGACCTCGCTGCGTGAGTCGTGGGAAGCGTCGCAGCGCAAGGTCCGTCGTCCTGCGGTGCTGGCGAATGGCATCCGGTGGCGGCAGGTCCAGGCGTCGGCGGTGGACATGGAGTTCAACGCGACGAAGGAAGCGGTGCTGGCCGAGGTCGCGCGGATCTTCCGCATCCCTCCGTGGCTGATCGGGCTGAAGTCCGACCCGTCGACCTACCAGAACGTTGAGCAGGCCTCGCTCGCGTTCCTCATTCACACTCTCCAGCCTTGGCTGACTCGCTTTGAGATCGCGCTGTCGTCCATCTTCCCTGGGGTCACGATCAAGTTCGACCCGTCGAGTCTGCTGCGTCTGGACTCATTGACGAAGGCTCGCGTTCAGATGACGCAAATCCAGTCCGGCACGCGGTCGCGCAACGAAGCTCGAGCGATCGACGGCTTCGCGCCATACGAGGGTGGCGACGACTTCGTCACGGTGCTGCCGGGTTCTCCGGTCGGACCTGACCAGGTCGTCGGCGTTGATCCCGACCCGAACGATCCGCCGGTCGACCGTGGCTAGGACGTATAGGCCGCCGAAGGGCGTGCAGGACGAGGCGCAGTTGGCGCTGGAGTGGATCAAGGACGGCAAGGCCGGTTCGGGCTTCACCGACGTCGGTCGCAAGCGCGCAAGTGATCTCGCAGCGGGCCGCGCTCTGTCTGAAGAGACGGTGCTGCGAATGTTTTCGTACCTGTCGCGCCACGCGGTCGACAAGGAGGGGCAGGGCTTCTCACCCGGCGAAGAGGGCTACCCGTCACCGGGTCGCGTGGCCTGGGCCGCGTGGGGCGGAGACCCTGGCTATCGGTGGTCATCAAGCATCAGCGAACAACTGAACGCAGCGGACGACCGCAGCGTGATGGAGGACAACATGATCGAAACTCGTGCTCTTCCGCCGTCATATCGGCCCTCTACGTCTGATGACGTGCCGGTCTTTCGACCCGCGTGCGCTAATTGCGAGTACTTGCAGATAGTCATCGACGTGTCCCTGGAGCAGCCGGTCAGCCGCTGCACCCGCTGGGATGCCGAGGTCGCTGCCGAGTCCTACTGCGACGCGTGGGAGCCGGGTGCGGTCCCCTCGTGGATCAAAGACGACGACGCGATGGAGGTCGAGGAGGATCGCAGCGCCGAACTTCTCGAGGCTCGCCGGTCAATCATCGAGACGGCAGAGAAGCGCACCTTCACGTCGGAGGTTCGCGCTTCCCAGTCCGAGGACGGGTCGACGCAGATTGTCGGCTACGCGGCGATGTGGGATCAAGAAGCTGACGGGCTGCCGTTCCGAGAGGTGATCAAGCGCGGCGCGTTCGCTGCGTCTCTCGACCGTGGCGACGACGTCTTCCTCCTGGTCAATCACGACACCGACGCTCTGCCGCTGGCTCGCCGGTCAGCGGGGACGCTGAACCTCATCGAGGACGAGGTTGGTCTGCGTTGCGAGGCTGTCCTTGACCCGTTGAATCCTCGCGCTGCTGAGTTGTCGTCGGCGCTGTCGCGTGGCGACGTCGACAAGATGTCCTTCGCGTTCCGCGTGGCCGAGGATGGCACGACGAAGACGAAGGACGGCGTGCGCGAACTGCGGACGCTGGATCTCTTCGAGGTGTCGGTTGTGACTTGGCCGGCATATTCAGCGACGTCGGTCGGCGTGCGCTCCGCTTCGGACGACATCGCCGCTCGCTGGCGGTTCGCGCAACTGCGCGCATCTCGTTAGACCCACCTTCTTACCGACTGCCGCGCATCGCCCCGCTGTCGGTTTGCACGTCCGCGCCACTGGCCCCGACGCGCTCAACCCATCAATCACTTACGAAAGGAGTTCGGCATGTCCATGCTGAACGCACTTATTGAGCAGCGCACCGCGCTTGCCGACGAGGTCGACGTGCTCCTCGAGGGCGAAGCGACCGTCGATGCCGTCGAGGCCGTCGAGGATCGTCAGGGCCAGATCAAGGCGCTGGACGCACGGATCGCCACCATCGAGGCCGCGCAGGAGCGCTCCGCGCAGATCGCGGAGTCTCGCGCCGCTGCCGGTATCGGTCACGCCAAGGTCGTGTCCGAGCCGATGACGTACGGCGAGCACTCGGAGCGTTCGTTCGTTCGCGACATGATCAACGCGCAGTTGCGTAACGATCAGGGCTCTTGGTCGGCGCTGAATCGGCACATGCAGGAAGTCGCGGTCGAGCGTCGCGATGTCTCGCGGACAGATGGTGGCATCGGAGAGTTCGTTCCGCCGTTGTGGCTCGTCGATCTCTACGCAGGCACCTTGCGCGCGGGTCGCACCACTGCGGACCTGCTCACCTCGATGGCTCTGCCTGCTGGAACCGACTCCATCAACATCCCGCGAATCACGACGGGCGCTGACGTTGGCATCCAGGCGTCGGACAACGCTTCGACGACCACGCAGGACATGGTGACCACGTCGGTCGCTGCTCCCGTTCGGACAATCAGCGGGTACGAGAACGTCAGCATCCAGACGGTGGAGCAGTCTCCGCTGGCTGGTGGACTGGATCGCATGATCTTCCAGGACCTCATGCAGGCATACGACTCCCGCCTAAATGTCCAGGTGATCAACGGCGTCGGCACGGCGGGCGAGATGCTCGGTCTGCTCAACACGGTCGGCATCGGGACGGTCACCTACACGGCTGGCACTCCGACGGCTGCGGGCTTTGGCACTGCGTTCGCGCAGGCGCTGTCGCAGGTTGCGAAGGCGCGTTTCGCTGGCGCTGAGGCCATCGTGCTTCACCCGTCGATCTGGTACGGCCTGGTCGGACTGTCCGACTCCAATGGTCGTCCGATTGTGGTCCCGAACGGCAACGGTCCCTTCAATGCGGTCGGCGTCAACGGCGCACCGGGTGCTGCTCAGGGTCCGGTCGGCAACATCCTTGGCGTGGCAGCGTTCCTCGACCCCGGCATCCCGACGGTGTCGAGCGCACTTCCCGGCATTGCTGCCAAGTTCTCGGACTCAATCCTCATGGAGTCGGGGATGCGGACTCGGGTTCTTCCCGACGTGCTGAGCGCGAACCTCACGGTTCGCTTCCAGTTGTACGCGTACTGCGCGATTGCGGCTCGCTACCCGGCTGGCATCGCGAAGTTGCAGGGCACCGGATTCAACCCGGTCAGCGGCTTCTAGCCGACGGGGGGCGGGGGCTTCGGCCTCCGCCCCCTCGCGCCTATGCACCACCCGACGACGACGCCGATGCCCAAGGCGAGCCGTTGCGGGTGGATAACCGCCGCTCGGTCCCAGCGGCGTTCACCCGAGACCGCCGGGAAGGGACCTCCACCGGCGAGCGCCGTCCGCCGCGCGTCTAGGCAGCGCTGAAACGGCGGGCGGCATCTCGGAGGTCCGCATGAAGATTGCCTGCACGTTCCATTCCAACTCTCCGCACGCGCCGACGGGATACGGCCAGCAGACCGCGCAACTGGTCAGCCGCATGCTGGCCGATCAGCACAAGGTCGCGATTGTCAGCAACTACGGAAACGAGTCTGCCGTCAGCGACTGGGGCGACGCGACGATCTTCCCTCGCGGGTGGGATGCGTACAACAACGACGTCGTGGAGCCGACTTTCCTCGAGTGGCAGCGAATGCATCCCGACTACGCGCACCTGATGATGACCCTTTACGACGTGTGGGTCTACCAGGGTGAGGCGTGGGATAAGTACCCGGTCGCGTCGTGGGTTCCGATCGACCACGCTCCCGCTCCGCCAGGAGTCAAGGCGTTCTTGTCGAAGCCGAACGTCACTCCCATCGCCATGAGCAAGTTCGGCCAGAAGATGCTCACGGACGCCGGGATCTTCAGCGAGTACGTCCCGCACGCGATCGACACCACCGTCTTCAAGCCAACGGCGCGCACCAACATCGGGGACAAGCGGCTCACGGGCCGGGAGATCATGCGCGTCGACGAGGATCGCTTCGTCGTCGGCATGTTCGCCGCGAATAAGGGCATCCCCAGCCGCAAGGCCTTCGGGGAGAACATCCTCGCGTTTTCGATCTTCGCCGCCGACAAGCCCGACGCGCTGCTCTACCTGCACACGAATCGCGAGGGGCTCGGCGGCCTGGACCTGAACGTCCTGGTCAAGATGTGCTCGCTGAAACCGGATCAGTACCGCTTCGTCCATCAATGGGGCTACCGACTGGGACTCAAGCCCGACGTGGTCGCGACGCTCATGACGGCATGCGACGTGGGACTGCTCGCGTCGTGCGGCGAGGGCTTCGGGATACCGGCAATTGAGCTTCAAGCCTGCGGCACGCGCGTGATCGTCAATGGCTTCTCGGCTCAGCCGGAACTCGTGGGCGATGGCTGGGTCACCGAGTGTCAGCCGTCATGGAACGGCGCGCAGGGCGCATGGTCGTCGACTCCGTCGGTGAACTCCATTGTTCAACGGCTGAACGAGGCTTATGAGGCTGGGAAGGGTCGCAGCGCGAAGGCCGAGAAGTTCGTGAAGGACAACTACTCCGCCGACACGGTCTACGAGACGCAGTGGCGTCCGGTGCTGGAGCGCCTCGCCGCGAATGCGAGCCGCACCGCTGCGGTGGAGCCGGTCGAGTCCTCGTGGGACAACGGCAAGCCTGCCGGAACTGTCCTCACCATCTACATACCGACCAAGAACCGGCCAGAACTCGCGGCGCTGCTGGACTCGCTGGCTCCTCAACTGGACGAGCGGGTCGAGGTCGTGGTCAGCGACAACGCGGGCACCGCGTCGAACCTCGTGCGCGACCTGCTGGGCGATTCCTGCCGAGTGGAGTACTCACGCAGGGCGTACGACATCGGCGGGGATGCGAACATTCTGCGCGGCTTCACGGCGGGCACCGCACCATGGCTCTGGATCCTCGGCGATGACGACACCGTGACCGATACAGCCATCCAGACGGTCTTGAGCCATATCGGGTGGACGACATCCGACCGGCTCATCCTGATGAGCAACA